TGGAATACCTTGAAAGTTCATATCTGTTTTACCTACATTATATAAATCTCTATATCCTAAAGCTGCTTGTGCTTGTACATAAAACTTTGCTGCACTTGTTGGAATGTAGATTTTCAAATCTTCTTTACCATAGACTGCACCTGGTATTGCATTGACTACTTTGTTCATTTCAGCAATAATATTTGAAGCTGTTAAAGTTGTACCACTTACATCTACTACATCACTATCTGCTGCTAGTAAAGTTTGGAAACCATCAAACTCACCTGCATTTGCAGTTGCACCTTGCCAAATGTTTTGTTCTACTTTTTCTGCCACTTTCGCTGCAACTTGTGCTAACAAGAAGTCAGAGAATTTTGATGGTAAGTTGTCGTATTGGCTAAAGCCCATACTTGCAGCTTCCCAGTCTTGTCTGAAATCTTTTTTACAAAGCTGTAAGTTTACTTGAAACTCCTCTGGTTGCAAGATTCTTTCTGTTAAAGTTACATTTGAAGTAGAATCAAAATCACAAGTAGCGTCTTTTAAAATACTATCAAGTGCTAATTTCTTTAATACTTCTTTGAACTTAATGTTTGGTTTAATAGTAACTCCACCACCAGATAAAGTTACACCTGATAACAACGCTGCTGCTATATAATCTCCAGCGAATTCACCAGCATAGGTTGTTGTTATTGAAGTTGTTGTTGCCATATCTATTTTCTTTTTTTTATTTAATTATTAACTTGGATCTGTTGCTGTAATGGCACCTGCTGAGTTTCCGATACCCCAAACATACCACTTGTTTCCATCACTCCAAATGTCGATAAAATCACCGACTGATTCTGCTGATGCTACAAAGTTGATTTGATCTTCACCAGAAGCTGCAACTGCTGCTCCATTTACTATTAAGTTCCCATCTATATTATCTCCCTCTGCACTATCAATAATATAATTTGAAGTATCAAACGCATTTGCTACAACAAATCTAAAATTCAAGCCAGAACTTACTGCTGGTAATGTAACTGTAACACCTGCCGATGCTGCAAGCTCATACCATTTTCCACTATCTGCTGCTGTAAGAGTAACTGCTGCCGTAACTTGATCGACTTCGTTTCTTTCTCTTCTTGCAGGGTTTACTACGTGTGTTAAAACTGCCATAATTATTTAATTTTTACTTGTTTGCTAATTTATTCATTATTCTATCTAAAGTTGTTTGCCTTCTATTATCAGCAAAAACAAACTTCTTTTTATCTTCTTTATTTTCTGGGCTGTGCTTTATTGGTTTTGTAGCTGGTTGTTTGCTCATTTCAACTGCAATTTCAGTAGCCACTTGTGAAGCCATCTCCTCTTTTTCTTTCTCTTTTTCTTTGTCTTTATCTTTCATCATTTCGTCAATATGCTTGCGAAGATCGTCCATCTCTTTTCTAAATTCCTCTTTAGTTACATACTCCATCTTTTCCTTTTCTTTATCTTCATCCTTTTCTTCTTTTTCTTTATCTTTATCTTCGTAATGCTCGTTCATACCAATTTCTGCGATTACACCCTCATCTTCTACTTTTAGTGTTCTTCCATCTTCTAATTGATATTCTCCTATTGGTAAAGATATCCTTTCGTCATCTGATAAAATAAATACTTCCATATTTTGCTCGAACTGATCTGCTTCTAAAACAGTGCCGTTCTCTAATTTTAGCTGTGCTAATTGTATGTTTTCTTCCATACCTAATAAGTTTTTGATTTGACTAATTAATTCTTGTGATCTCATAATTTAATAACATTTATTGATTTATATTTTGCGTTTAAGCAGTTGTTTTACCTATACCTTGTGCGTGTAATGAACCATCACAGCAGTCAATGTGGTATGTTTCTTCTTCCCAACACAAACAGGCTCGATTACTTCCAGGCCTTGGGCTTGAAGTATTTCTATATCCTATATATACAGATCTTCTGCGCCTACTTTGTGCTTTTCGGATGTTTTTTCGGTAGTAAGTCATTGTCTTGTTTATATTTTGGGTTTTGTGGCCTGCCATTTTTAACTAGATACAAGTAAGCATTCACCCTTGCAAAAGCCCATTGACTTGGGTTGTTTACTCTTGGGCTATGTGATACATTAAATGCGCCTAGCCCTCTTTGAAAAACACTTGACAAAACACCAACTGTTACACCATAGCCTAATTTTTCTTTATATCGTTTGTTAAAATCATTTGCCTTTTTTTGTAGCGTTGCTCTATCTTTTGCCGTTGGTTTTGCACCAGTTTTGCCTTTAGCTGTACCTCTTGCAGTACCTTTGCCTTTTGGGTTTGGGTTTTTTCTTGCAGATCCTGGGGCTTTTGGGCTTTTTACAATAGCACCCCTTTTTCCAACTTTGGCAGCTTCAGTTTTTTTTACACAATTTGGTACCCTTTTTCCAGTTTTTCCTGTTTTATATCCTTTCTGAACGTATCCGTCCCAACAAGGACTTTTAGTTTTTTTTAAATCTTCTGAATTTTCTGTATGTTTTTCACAAGGCATATACCAAGTTTGCCCTTCGTAGTCGTGTTCGTGTATTCCTTCACAGCCAATATCAAGTGCAATTTTTTCAGCCATATCTTTTGAGCTGTAAGCAAGTCTATCCATTATAATAGCAAAGTCATCATTAACTTTCTCACTATATAATTTTAGTTCACCCAAACTTTTTAGTTTGCTTTCTGCCCAGTTTTTTGCAGACTTACCACCCCATAACAAAAAAGAAATTGTCCCACACGCTTCGTTGTCTTTTGGATCGTAATAGGTTTCTGCTCTACTTAAATAACTATATAGCCTTTTGATTGTAGATACAGATAGCTTTTCTTTTGCTGCTAATTGTCTTGCACGATTTTTGCCTACCAAAGTAGCACATTTATTATTTACTTTTGCATTCAATTCAATACCACGCTTTGCGTTATTTACTACACTTTGTGGATAATCATTGAAAGTTTTTAATTGTACGTGGTGTGTAAATAATTCTTTGATAGCATCAACTATTTCATCAGTTTCGTGTTTTGATAAATCTTTTACACTTGCATCTTTTGGCCTATCCATTTTATCAGCAAAATAACCCTCAACACTAAAACCTTTTACTCTACCAGTCTTTACAAATTCCTCCCATACTTGATTGTTGTTTACCTTAACAGCACCCATCCAAGTTCCAACTGGTACATCCATATTGTACTTCCTTGACTTGTCATATTTTTCATCTTCTACTATCCAGCTTTCAACAAGTGTTAGGCCTTTCAAGGATTGTTGATGTTCTAATGTGGTTTTGTTTTGGTTGCCTTTTTGTAAGAAGTTTTCACTAATTTTTTTTACAGTATCTTTTGAAAAGTATATGTAGTAATCTTCCTCTGCACCTTTTCTAAATATTGGCTTATTTGGTATGAGCAAAGCACCTAGCAATATCTTTTTTTCTTTATCTACTTCTGCTAATTTTAATTCTTGTGCTTTTAATGCCACGAAATCTTCCTCAATGGCTGGGTTTTCGACTACTGATATTGCATCAACTCCAGATAGTTCTTCGTTTTCGTCAAGTATTAACTCTACTATTTTCATAATTATATAACATTTTAATTTTTTTGTTTTGCTTTATCCTAAGCTGCTTTCTTGTATTATATTTCTTTCTAGCCCTTGTGCAGTTGTTACATCATTTGCAACCACATAGGCTTGTACAGGCTGCTGCGTTTGATCTGCTATTGTTTGTGCTAATTGATTTTCTGCTGATGCACCTACTATATTAAATGATGGTGCTTGTGTTGCTATTTGCGGTGTACCTAATCTTGCACTTGTGCCACCACCCCCTGCACCAGCTTTACTCGCTGCTCCTTTTGTTGCATCAACTGCTGCTTTTACTGCCGACATTACACTTGCTGCGGTTGCCAAAGCCGTTGCTATAAATGGTAAGTTCAATGGTGGCGGTGCTACATTTGCAGCTTTTGCAATAGATGCAGTTGTTTGTGTTGCTGCTTCACTTGCAGTGATTGTTACACCACTCATAGCTGAAGTTGCATTTATTAAATTCTTTTTAAAATTTAAAACTGCTTCTTTTGCAAGTAATATTTGTTTAGCTACAATTAATGCCCTACCCACTGCACTTTCTTCATTTGCAATTGATATTGCACTATCCAACGCCTGCATTTTTAAAGCCAACCTTGCTGCTGATTCTTCTTGTTCTGCTTTTGTTATTGCTTGATTATCTTTAATTATTGCATCAGCTATTAAACCACTATAAAACATTTCTATTTCTGCAATTTGTGCTGCGCTTGCACCTGCTAATTTAGCTTCTTCAATTGCTCTTTCTTGACGAAGTAACATTTTCGCTTGGTGAGTTTCTGCTTCTCTGTCTGCGAGTTGAGTAGCATACCTATCCATTATGTTGTTTATCTTCTCTTGATCTTTTTCAACTGCTTCCTTTCTTAAATTTGCAAAGTGCTCTTCTACTTTTTCTATTTCTTCTTTAGTTGCACCAAGTGCTTTCAGTTCTGCTATTGCTCTTTTCTTTTGTAAATCAACTTTTTCTGCGTTTGTTTTTGCTTCTTTATCTTCTCTTTGTTTTTGAAAGTTGTTTATAATATTATCTATCTTCTTTTGTTTATTTTCTTCATCTTTAACTGTTTTTTCACTTGATTCCTCATTCATTTCGTCAATGCTATTCAAGTAGCCATCTCTTGTATTTGTAAGTTGGGTTAGTTTTTTTTCAGTTTCTTCAATCACTGCATCACCCTCATCAGCAACTTCTTCAGGATCAAACACAAATGATGCTGCGCCCATAGTAAAGTCTGCTGCAAAGCTCGTTGCTTCAATGGCTAAGCCTGGTACTTTAGAAGCAAGTGCTGTTACAGCATCAATCATTCCTAGTATTATAGTTACTGGTGCAGTAATAACCCCTATAACACCAGCTAATATTTTTTGGTTTCTTTCTGCTGCTGCTACTTGTGATGCTTTTAATTGTTTTTCTTGTTCTAATTGAATTTTAAGTGCTTCAATTACTTCATTAGTTTGATTTATTTTTAGTTTAAGTATTTCCTTTTCTGATTTGCCTTGTCTTTTTAATGTTTCATCTTGGCTGTTTGTAATATTTAATCTTGATTCTTCTTCTGCTACTGTGTTTTTTGCAAGCTCCAAATTATTTGCCTGTTCTCTTGAAACACCATTTACTGCATCTTTTAATTTACCAAAATTTGCTACAAGTAAACCAACCAAAACTACTATTGAACCAATACCTGTTGCTATAAGTGTTTTTTTAAATAAATTTAAAGATATACCTGCAAGTTTGATTCCTTTTGATGCCGAAACAAATAGTTTAGTAAATTTTACAATTTGGCCAGACAAACCGCCAGTAATAGTATTTAAACCAGATTGTATATCTCTATTTTTTAAAAGTGTTTCATTAAATTCAAGTGCTTTTACCCTACCTACTTGTGTTCTTTTGCTTTGTGTTTGAAGTACTTTATTGTATTGAGATGATTCTACTTTTAATGCTCTTAATGCAGCTGTCTCAACCTTTAATTCTGCATTAAATTGTTTAAGGGTTTGTTCGGCCATCATCTTTTGAGTGCCATTCATTTTCGTCATTTCAAACTCTAGATCAGCTATCTTCAATCTTAAATCAGAAACAAACTTCTCTTGTAATTGAATACTTTCGTTTACTTCATTAAAGTTCTTTTTTGCTTGTTCTATATTTACTTTTACATCAATTACTTTTTCCATTTAATTTCTTTTTTTAATTGTGTGTAGCCCTCTTTAAAAGTATTAGGTAGTCTGTATTTACCTTGTGCGATCCTTATGTTTTCAGTTTCACCCTTTGCGTATTCCAATAATTGTAATATATCATTAATCATTCTAACTTACTTTATTTAATAATTCTAGTGTGCTTTTACCTGTTTGTAAGTTGGTAGATATTTTGTTAATTAAATACTCTACATCATTTATAACAATTGTATCTGACAATTTATAATTCATTAAGAAACTTTGTGGCAAAATAGCATTAACTTTTACAAGCCTTCTGCTGCTACTAAATACATCAGCTATATAGGTTTTGTAAAATGTATTAAATAGTGTGTTAGCATCTATGGAATTATTAAAAGTATTTATCTCTGTGCTGAAGTTTATTGTTTGCCCTGTTGTTAGTGTTGTTGTATTTATTGTAATATTTGAAGCACTAGCTGGTGTTGAAGTTTGTACAAAACTACCAGTAACCACTGGTGTAATAGTTGTTCCAGCACCTGGGGCAACCGATCCTGTTGTGGTTTCAAATGTTGTGCCGTTTATAAACTCGAATGTAAAATTACTTGATTCAGAAGCACTTACTGAAATAACCCTTGTTTCTGTACCTGGACTAAAATTAGTTGGCCTGTTGTAAGATTGAATGCTTGCTGGTGTACCTGCGCCACCACCATCAAAGATTTGTATTCTTTCTGATGAAGTTGTTTCACGTAAAAATAATAAGGGTTTAGCTATTGTAGGGTTTTGATCGTTATCTACAAAGTAACCAAAGCCAATACCAGTGTTTGCATTGTTGTTTACATTTATCAATCTTTCAAAAAACATTTTTTCAAAGGGTAATTTGATTCTATAATCTTGCCCTCTATTTAATCTAGGATCACGGCCACTATTTTGTGTTGTTGATGCTTTTGCGCTTGCGTATTCTCTTCCATTTATTTTATCAAAGAAAAATGCTGCAAATGTTTTTGGATCTTCAAACTTAAATTCAATATCATTAAATGGTACACTAAAACCACTTTCACCTTGACTTGTATCTACAAACTCTGTTATGTTTCTACTTGTGCCACTTGCATAGAAACTATCAAGAGTTCTTACTCTAACTTTGCCATAGTCAGCACTAGTTATATCACTTTCAATAAAAGCAGTTAGATTAAACATTTTAAATAAACCAGTTAAAAAATTTACAATAGTAATATCTGGTATTTGTTCAGAAACAATAATAGTATCTACTAAAGATGATGGACTTATAACACCTGGTGTTACAACAAAAGTAAATACATCAGGTTGCCCAGTAATATCTGTACTAGTTAATGTTTTTGTAAATGTCATTGTAAATGTCAAAGGCAAAGAAGTTTCAGTTGTTTCGATCTCAAACACAACTTTGTTCTCAACCAATGATCCATCTATGTCTGGTGCAGAAAAACCAGCATCTATTGAAAGGGGGTTTGTGTTTCCATATTCTTGGCTGACTATTGGCTCGCCAGTTGTAAAGTCTTTGATTCTTGCAGTAAAGTTTTTGCTTGTATCACTAGAAGTTATTGTCCAATTGATACTCATTTCTTCCGTATCTACATTATCAGCAACCCCTGATTGAGCAACCCTAAAAGTAAACACACCGCCCACAAAAGTCGGAATAAAATTTGCTACGCCATTGTCATCAAAAAAGGTTGTTGTATCACCAGTAAAACTTTGTATTGTATCAACTAATATAGTATTTACATCAGTCGATCCAGTTGGTGTTACTCCAATATCACCTTTGTTTCTATGCAACCACATATACAAATCACCAAAATAGCCACTTGTTGTAAAGAAGTCTGTTGTAAACTCCAAATCAATATCAGAATCTTTTTCTATTGCTTTTAAAATATCTATCACTCTTATAGCTGGTTTTAAATCATTGAATTGTAAACCCTTTGTTGTACCAAGCCTTTCAGTATCACCACTACCACTTGTGCTTTGACTAGCACTACTTGATGGTGCATAAAGATTTCTTGTTGTATCGGATCTTGCTTGTGTTGTTAGCACACCTTGTGCAGTACTATCATATATAAATCTTTGAGTATGTGATATTAAAGGATATATAATATGTGCTGTTGAGGTAGTTGTTCCATTTAATGTTGTTACAAAAGTTTCTAAGCCCTCTTTAACTGTTGCTACATTGTAGTTATGATTGTATTGGCTAAAGTTCAAGCTGCTTAATTTTCTATCTTTCAATCTATCTTTAAGTGTAATTGTTTCACCAAAAAAAGTAATGTTATATGAAGTTGGCTGATTGTTTTTTAATTTTACTTGGTTAAGCACAATATACCCTTGTCGGAATGGACGGTAGTTCAGCTCTAGTCTTGCAGTTAATTTTGTATTAGCGTTAAATACTTCATCACTAAATGTTGTTAGTTGTATATCAGTTCTATAATAATGCCTAAATAGTCTATTATTTATTTTTGATGCTGGTAAATTAAAGCTTTGGCTGAAGTCTGTAAATACCTTTTCTATGTCTTTAATATCTTGAATTGTTTGTGTAAGTTTTATTTGCTCATCTTCAAACAAATCTAATCGTTGATAATCAATGTCAGTTATTAAATTATTTACATTCCATAGTCTTGTGGCATTTTGCCAAATGGTGCTTTCATTTTGCCATAAATCAGGATCAGGCTTGGGTGCATCTAATATAATATCTGGTATTGCTAAACCTACCTTGTTCATTATCTAATGGTATTAATTCTATCGTAAGCATATATTAATTGTAGTTGATAATTTGCAAGCCTATCATTTAAACTTGTTTGGAATGTTACACTTTTACTTTCTACAATTACAGGATAATATTGTGGCCTTGTATTAGCATCACCACCAATTGCTGTACCATTTATCCAAACCCTTGATGATACGTATATTTCTTCAATAAGCTGATTAAAATCATCAGACACATAACCACTATTAATTGTAAGTGATTGTCTGCTGTTTATATTTCTTGTTTTGTACTGATGATTGTTCTTTGAATAGTTAGCTGCTGTTGTTAATGTATTGCTTTTAAAAGTTTCTTTCGTTACGTTTAGCGTTTGTGTAGATTTTAAAAAGAAGTTTGCTCTTTGTATTGCGCCTTGTTTGTTTATAAAGTAAAGCTCTACATTATCAAACTTTTTACAAGTATCTTCTATTACTTCAAGCGTTGTTGTTTTTAATGAACTTGCTACCTCAACAGAAGTTATTGTTGCCGTTGTGCTTGTAGCATATTCAATCATACCAGAAGTGTTCGATACACCAGTTGATATTGTAACACTTGATACTGTTGATGCTCCATTTTTAAATGTTACGGTTGTTGCACCTGTATATGTATCTGAACCAGAGTTTACACTTAAATTTGCTACCACTGGTATTTTTAAAACCTCACTTGTTTTTCTAATAATTTTTGTATTTGACATTAACAAAAAACTATCACCCTTATAAGCATTTAGGGTTTGTGTTGTTGCACTGTTTGTTGTTGATACGGTTGTAAAGCCCTCTTCAAAATATCCATACCCATCAAAAGCCATCATTATTGTTGTTACTGCATCAAGTGCTGTATTGCTACTATTGAAAGGTGTTGCGGTTGTTTGCACCCATAAATTAATACCATTGTTACCAAACGTTCCACTGAAATCGTAATCTATATAATCTTTAATTAGTTCTCCTATTTCAAATATTACATAGTTGTTATCAGCCACTTCGTTTTTTCGTAGTGTATATGTTGTTGTTGGTGAGGTTTGAAACGCACCAGTATATATTGCTATCGTAAGCTGACAACTTGCAAGGGTGCTATTAGCTATCTTGATATAAATAGGTGTATTAATATTTACTTTCTGTATTGCCATTATGGGTTTAGTGTTTTAGTTATTGCAATTTCAAAATCATCACCAAAGGCTTGTGCCACTTTATTTGGTAGATCTTTATAATATTTTATAAATGGTTCAGTAAAAAAAAGTGACGGCTTTATTCCTTTTCCGAATATTGATCTTGCAACTAAAAATGCTACTGATTTTTGAAAGCCAACTTTATTTACTGCTCTTGGTAGGAATCTACCCCTTGAATCTCTAGGTGCAAAACCTTTACGTACCACAAAAGAATCTAACGCTCTCGGTGGTGGCATTTTGGTTGTGTATTTATATTCTCTTGCTTGTGAGCCATAGTATTTTTTTCCTACACTTTCACCACTTTGTGTTCCTTTTACACCAAGATCTTGATACTTTCCGTATTTTTCCATAGTAAAAAAGGCCGTTTGTGTTTCAGGAATATAATCACCATTGATGCTGCTTTTTAATTTGCCGCTTGTTTTTTCAAAAGGCACATTAGCCCTAGCATCGACAACCACTTGCCGAACAAACTCACGCATAATATTATTTAATTCATTTAGTTCCATCAACAGATATTTATATCATTAGGTATTAATATATCCATTGTAGCAACCCAACCAGCAACTTCGTTTTCGAATCTATCATAAAAAGGCTCACAGCTAACAACACCATCAAGCTGATATTTTGTTGTATATAAATCACCACTTCGTAATGTTTCGATCAATTTATTTGCAACTGCAAGTTGGGTATTTAAAACATCGTGTTCATTATCATTACCTCTAAAAATATCAGTAGTTTCTTCTTTGCTTACATCAACTATATCCATACAAAATACACTGATATTAAATCTTAATATTTGATCTTCTTGTGATACGTTGTTTATTATTATATGGCTCAATGGGTATATGGTTTGCTTGGATAAATCTATTTTAGTTATATCACCTGTTGTAACGGTGTTTACATTTTCATCAGCTAACAAGTTTGTTTTGATTGTTTCAGTTAATAAGTAAAAACCTCTTGCTCCACTCATCTTCTATTTTTTATTTGTTTCATTTCTAAATCGTTTTTTTCTTTTATAAATTCTAACGCCATCAAGCACTGATGCATATTTAATCTAGTGATATTTTCAAATCTTCTAACATCACCCTTAGCGAGTGCGAAAATTGACTGATACCACCCCCATTTAGCTCCAAAGCTTCCAATTGCTGTTTTTGTGTCGGACTCATCTGCTCCGTATAAGCCATCATAATTTGAGACAACTCTATTCCTAAATTGTAAAAAAAAACAATTGAAGAAAAGCAAACGGACAAAGGCATATCTTTCATTATATCAGTTTCTTCACCATCATAAGCAACTATGTTATATCTATCATCATATTTTGCTTCTATCGGCCTATATAAAACAGCCATAGCTTTATGCATTTGCTTCCAATCTTTTATGTAGGTATCAATGTCAACGTATTCACCAAAAGTCATTTCATCAAGGCTTGGAATAAAACCAAACTCTATGTCGTTTACAGTAAATCTGTTAATCAAACTTTCTGTTTTGTGTTCAAAGATTTTTATAAGTGTTTTTTGTATGTTTGTAATATGGCTCATCCTAAATTGAAAAACATCTCTAACAGGAATGTTGCAAAATATTTCTATCATCCTTGATCCTAGCTGATAATCATCATCAATTTTTTCTTGTGCGTCCAAGTATTCTTGATATTGGCCTAATGTAATATCGTGCAAACTTTCTGGTATATTGATTTTAATTCTCATAATTATATAACAATTTTATTTACTAATTTATAAAAAAAAAGGGCAGTCTCACAACCACCCTTAATTAAACTAAACATATAATGAAAAAACTACCTTACCTTTTTTGTTTCCAGTAAAGCATTTCTTGTACTTGTTGTTCTCTTGACAACTTGTCCCAACCATCTTTTAATGCTGGGTGTTTTCTTTTTTTTCGCAGATATTCAATACCATTATTTGCAAAGTGATTCATCTTCTTTTGGTTTTGGGTTATACACGCCCATTTGTTCATCAATAAAAAATCTCAATGTCCAAAAGGCTAGTTCGGTTATATCTTTTGCATTTATGCCAAGCTCATCAATATAAAAGTTATGTGCAGCTAATTCTTTGCATATGTCCCAACATTTGTAGTAATATATTGTATAGTTAGCACAGTATTCGTTTATATATTCATATACTTTCTCTGGATCTGGCTCTTGATATTTCTCGCCTTTTTCCTCAGCACAGTGTGGGCAGCCAAATTCATCAGCAAGATGTTCTCTTAGTTCTTCTATAAATTGATACTTATTAAATCCCATAATGTATTCTTGATTTGATCATTGCTTGTATTTTTTCCTCTTGTGTTCCCTTGAATCTTCCACAAAGTGGAATCACCTCAGTGTAATATTCTGCGCCCTTTTTAATTGTTTTTTTTCCAAGCTTTATATTTTTATCACAAATATAATTTTTGCGGCTGTGATAACCATAAATATCGTCCTCAGGCTTTTCGCATTCTATTGAGCCCATATATTTATTTGCACAATAAAAATCTAGATGATAACCAAAAATCTCAAATTCTGTTTTCATTATTTTATTTTGTTTATGTCGCATTGAACTTTAAAAGCTGCAGATAGATTACCTCTATTATAAAAGTCGTTTCTAACCCTTTCTAAATGCTTTATATATTCTTGCTTGTTCATATTATTTATATTTATTTATAACACTAATATAATAAATATTTTTCAATTTACCAAATTTTTTTATTGAATTGCGTACCTACCAAAGTTCGGTTTACTTAATATTGAATATGTTGCATATCTTACTGCATCTGTTATGTGATTGTTTTTATCTTCTGGGGTGTTGGTTAGCTTGCCTGTTTTATCCTCTTTCCATTTATAATTTCTGAATTCCTGAATGGCGTTGGCACTATCTTTGTGTATATGGATCTTAAACCTTTTCAATAAATCAATACCTGCGTTTACACTATCTCTGCCTTTCAAACTTGCACGGATCTTCCAACCCATACGCCTTAATTCTTCAATTATTCTTGGTTCACTACTATCAGCGTATATTAATTCATTTGTGATTGTTTGCTTAAAATAGCTATGTATGTCGCCTGTTGTCATCATTGTTCTATATAATAATTCTTTTATATATAAATTTGATTCTTTCTTCCACACAGATACTAATGCCGTAGGATCGTTTGTAAAGCCAAAGTCCATACCCATAGAAACAAACTCGGCATCTTCTGGTATCTGATTACATTCCACGTAATTAAATATTGTGGCTTTGCTTATTCCCTTTTCACCAAGCCCATATATTTGCCAGTATTGTTCATCTGTATATTGTAGCCTTTCAATTTCTTTAATTAATGCTTCTTCTAAAAATGGGTTGTCTTTGTATGTGGTTTTTAGAAAGTCTGTATCTTCTCTTGGTATTATTTTGTCATATATCCAGTGGTATTCTTCACTTGGGTTGTAATCAAGTATTATCTTTTCGCTTGTTCTAAATAATAATTGCTGCCAATCTTCCCAGTATAATTCGTTGGCTTCGTTAATAAACAACAAGTCACGCTTTCTTCCTCTTACTTTTACAGGTTGATCTAATGAGATAAATTCAACTAGGTTGCCAAATAAGTTATATTCGCTGCTTGATTTGTTGTGTTTATCCTCTGAATATAAATCGTGTTCTCTAAGTATGTTTATAAAATCACGTAGTACAGTTGCCCTTAATGCTGGAAAAGTTTTACGACAAATAGTAATAGTCTTGCCATTATTACGCAGACAATAATAGAAAATAATAAATAGTATAATGTTGTATGTTTTTCCTGATCTGGTTCCACCTTGGTTGACTATTATTTTTTTTTGGCTGTTTATTAAATGCTCAAATACAATATTAGTTTTTAGGCTTATCTGCATTTTTAATTATTTCTATTTTTACATTTGTCGGCACACCATCAGCACCAGTGATCTCTTGCCTTTCCACATAACCCCTTTTCTTGCCTTTTGTTTTTAAATAAAATATAGTGGCTGCTGTTGAATTGTCTTTTATTTGTTCAAGAAGTTTGCTTTCGGCAAAGTCCAAACTCATATTAGCTATATCATCTACTTGTGCTTTAAATTCTGAATCATCATTGTAATAATTATAAAAGGTAGTTCTTCCAATGCCTACTTTTTTACACGCAGTAGTTACAATACCTAATGATTTTTCTAATGCTTCAATTAATGCCTTTTTTATATGTTCACTTTTGTTCATTCTCAATTGTTTGTTTATATTTTTGGGCTTGTTTTTTTCTTTGTTGCAAAATATCAAGGTGTTCTGGCTTCAATCTGTTTTCTTCTCTAATCATTTTTTTCTCTCTAATTCGATCTACTTCCTCTTCAATCGTCAAACATTGCCACATTCGTTCCAAAGAATAATAAACAATACTATATCTATATGCTTTTGAATTGTTGTAATCAATTGGACTAACTCCGTGCAAAAGATCTTGGCCATCAAAAATAGTAACGCTATTGTCAGCAACCTCTAATGATATATCTATTTCTGGAATAACTAAATGCCCACCCATCACATCACTTTTAAATACAAGCATATTGCTATATACATTTTTAAAATTGCCACTATCGAAATGGTATTTTAGTTGGTTGTTTTTGTTTACTATGCCACTAGTGAATACTGTATCTTTAATTACCCATTGATCTTTTACTTTCTCTTTTACTTTTTCTTTGTGTTGTTTGTAAGTTTCTTGGAAGTAATCTTTATAATATTTTTGTATTTGTTTAGCAAAGTTGGTAATTATGTAATGTTGCTTTGGTTGATCGTATCCCATAGCTGATGCGGAGCAGAAGTCTTGTGATTTTTCTTGCCTTGGATTATATCCGAAAACCGCACTTGTGTTCTGTAGTCCGTGTGTTCTTTTACGTTTTTGATAATTAATATTTTTTACTGCCCATCTAACATCTTTTGGCGGTGTTGATAATACTTTGTATAATAATATAGGCTTTCCATTATGATATACAATTGCATCTTCTTTTATATGCCTTGACACATCACTTAATCTAGCAGTTCTTCTAATGTAATCTTTTTTATTTATTTCTTTTCTTTCTACATCTATTCTTTTCATCGTGTATCTTTTAATCTTAATTCTGCGTTTCCTGTTGATTTTCTTATATACATCTGACAAAATTCTGGAAACATACTTTGTATCTGATATATTGAATCATATACATACTGCTTTGTTCTTATTTCTTGTAGCCCACCCTGTTCTTTATAATAGTTTGACTTCACTGTTAGGTAATCTAATCTAACTAGCTTTTTGTTTTTAATATACTGCCTAATGCTATATTCATAATCTTCACCGTGATTTGTAACCCTTTCTAAAAAAGGATCGTGTTCAACGATAACTCCAAACATACTTGCTATTATATAACAAATTTTTGTATATATTCTGTTTTTCATAAAATATGGATTTGATGCTGCATATATTCCAAACGTTTTTGCATTTATCATTTCGCAAGTTTCAAAGCCCTTGTAAAAAACTTCTTTTTCTAAATCAACTACATCAACAAGTTTTGCTTTTACCTTTCTTTGTACCTTTTCTATATCATCATCAAACATCATCAATCTTGTGCCCTCTGCATAATATTTTTCTATAAAGTTTCTTTGCCTTCCAATTGTTGCTACGCCTACTACAATTTTATATTTATCTTGTAGGCTATCTTTATAAATGCTTTCTTCTTGTTTGTTTGCTACAAATATTGTAATGCGTTCTTTATCAATACCATATTCATCTAACAATTTTAAAGTTTTATTTTTAATTGTTTCAGATCTTTTATAAGATGGTATTGCAATTTTATAATCCATATTTATCAATCAAAAATTTAAATACCTGTGTGTTGTCCGTAAGGCTTTCCTTTTGCCTTATTGTTTCTAAATCTTTAACTGCCTTTTCATATTCCTCTGAATTAAAAAATAAGGTAATCTGTTTTATTTTTGCGTTGATATATGTATCTAACTCGTGATCAAATATATCTTTGTCAAGCTGTGGTTCTTCCTCATCTTCAAAATAAACCTTTGGCAGATCCAAACCCCAGTCATTAATTTGGCCTGGGTTCCATTCGTTTGCTAAAAGATCCCAGTCCCATTCACCAAAGCTAGTGTTATCTTTGATTATAAATTCTTTTTTTTGTTTTTCGGTTAGGTTGTCTGCAATTTTTATCCATACTTCATTCAATCCAGCATCAACACTTGCTCTATATCTCATATTGCCACCTAGAATAACCATATCTTTATCCACAACAATTGGCCTGAGTTCCAACATTTGCGGAAAGTCTTTTAGGCTTTTGACAAGTTTGCTGTATTTGTAATCCTTGATCAATCTTGGATTAGCAGGATTTTTTTTAACTTCTGATATTTTAACTTTCTTTATCATCTTTAATTGTATTTAACCAGCTACCGCTGATATAGTTTTCAAAATAGTAATCTTTTTTGCTCTGTAATAAATTTTTTCCTTGCCATTCTTTTTGCAAAGAATTTTCCGTATCCATATAAACAAGATAGGGTGGTTTGTAATGCGGAAATACTTTTTTTAATATTCTGCCTACAAATCTTGGGCCTGTTGTTTGCAAAACAAACCTTGCTTTCCAAGTTTGATAAACTTCTATTTTCATTTTATCTTCATAATTTTCCTTTGATTCATCCATTAATATCTTCCAAAACCTAAAACCTTTGTTTGATGCCATTAAATCATTATTTACATATTCGGTTAGTTTTGGTTTTATATGTCGCAAACTATGAATAAAAAATTTATATGTAAATAATTTATCAATATTTTTTAAACATACTAAATCAAGATCAACATATATTCCGCCCTCGCAGTATAATATTGCTGCTCTCATAAAATCTAATCTTTGTATATCATATCTCATCTCATTATAAAAGTTTAGATATTCAGGTAGTTTATTTTCGATAAGTTTTTTGCAGTCTGTTTTGCTCCATAAAATATGTTCAGTATCAGGATTTTTTTCTTTGATTGATTTTATACTTTGAAGAAACAAAGGAATCTCATCTAATTCTTTGCCTTGTATGTTCCAAAAGATTTGATGTATTTTTTTTGGTATCATAATATTCCATTAATTGTATAACTATCTAAATCTATTTCGTTACCATTGTCAAAAAATTGTTTGTACCTTTCAATTGCTTGAAATGTTTTTTGCATACCACTTAAATAAAATTCCTCGCTTACTTTAAATATACCAATGTCAAGTGTTTGTTTGTCTATTACAAGAAAACTAAATTGATGAAATGATCTGCCAAAAAGCTCACAATAAATGTAAACTTGTATATCATAGTCGAAAGCATATGCACTAAACTGTGATCTTTTATTTACAAAGTTATCAATCGAAGAAGTAGTTTTTATATCTACCATTTTATTTTCTCCTATAATATCCGCTTTTGCACGAAATGGAATGCCCTGAATCATATCAATAGCTGGTACCTCAAACTCTGAATCACTTAGCAAGTTTAATGCTGTTTCGTTTTTCAACAACGCATCTTGCAATCTTTCGGTTTCTGATTTTTCTTTGGCAGTAAATATTGTATGTTCATTGCCTTCGTTTTCTTTTATGGTATCTCTAAATACTTTGGCCGTTCTTGATTTGCATTCTACAAAAGTGTACTTTTCAAATAGGTGTGGCTCTAATATTGATTGATGCAAAAGCCTGCCCATTCTCAAGGCCGAAGTCATAGGGTTGCCGTACTTCATTGTATAATAATAACTTTTAGGGCTTTTCAATAGTTTTTTTACAATTGAGCTGCTTAATGCTGCCTTGCCTAAATAGTTGTAGTAAAAATCATCACTCATCATCTTGGTCAGCAAATCTGCTTTTTTCCAAGTTGTTGAATCTAATAGTTGTATTGAGTTCATTTATTTTGTTATTTAATTGTTGTGTGTCTTTGTTGTAATCATTAATTAATCTTTGTAGCCTTTTGGTTTTATGCATATCTTGAATTAATAAAGAATTTGTAAAAGTGTACATATCAGTAAGGCATCTCATCATAGATCCTAACTGTTTTCTTTTAGGATCATCTGCTTTTAATTCTTCAAAATATTTACATAATGTGTGGCCGATTAAATTAAATTGTGATTCATAATATAATCTTTGATCTATGTTCATTTATTTAGGTTTTTAATTATTGCTTGATTCTCATTTAATAAATAGCATTTTTTTTTTACTTTTCTGCTGTTCCAAAAAGAAGTCTCTGGACACCAAAAGTCTTTTGTTTCTTTTAATTCTAAATTATTTAGCCAAAAAAAATAGTTGCCGTTTGGATCGTTTACAAAATATAACTTTACAATATCTTTATCCATTTCCATTAGCTTGTCGTATTTATATTTTTCTAATAATTTATTTTTGTAGTAATCTTTTCTAAATTTCATTTCAATTACACAAGGGAAGCCCTTTGGTGTATATCCTTTTGCATCATAATGTTCATATTTTGCACCTGACCACTGCACGTTCCAGCCATCAAGATTCAAAATAGCACATACGGCTTTTTCAAATTTATGTATATTTTTTAACTCAGACAATTATTTACTTGTTGAATCCATCTTTTTATCTCTTTGTTGTTGCAGCTACAAAAATTCGGCTCAGTGTATTTATGATTTAAATATTTTGCGTGTAGCTCACACATAATTTTAAAATCTTCTAGCGTTATTTCGCTATTGATTCTTGCGTGTACCTCTTGCCAAGTTTTTTTATCTAAAGCTTTATCTTGTTCCATTTTTTTCTGCGTTTATCACAGTTACAATTTGGGTATATTTTTTTCCATATAAACCTAATACCTGTGTATTTTGTTATGTAATATACTAAATCACCTAACCTCATAATATTTCTTTTAATATTTTTTTTACTTTGTTGTATGTTCTATATAAACTATAATAACTAATGTGGCTTTTTTCTGATAACTCTTTGATGCTTGTGCCACCCTCAATTATTTCATACACTTGCTTGTCGTACCAGTGCAACTCATTTAATTTTTTTATTACTAATTTATATTTTTCTTCAATATTATAATCAATAGGCGTTTGTTTGCCAATCCTATTTATATAATTTTCTATACTTATAACATTAAATTTTGACTTTTTTATTTGCAAATTTGTTGTCATATGCCGTAGCATCATATAAATATAATAGTAGTTAATATCATCACCATAAGACAAATCTTTACCATTGCGTAAATATTTAATTACTCGCAAGTACATTTCTTGCACAAGATCCTCTGCGTAATCATCAACTCCAAATGATTTTACAATAGCTATCCAGTCTTTATGTTTGTCGGTTAGTTTTTTTAAGACATTCAAAACGGTGCTTTAATTCTTTCCAATAAAGATAAAAGTACTGTTTTTTTTCCATTAATTTCAAAACCAACGTTATTTTTTATGCTTTTTAATATTATAGGGCTATCAATTGGTGTAGGCCTGCCCCCTGTGTCATTGTCTTTTACTTTGCGTATATGTATCTGTAAGTTCATCCATTCTGTAGGATGTTGAGTATAACGATGAATAACTAAAAAATCATCTGCACGATTTACAAATTTCCCTCCTCCTTCAACATCTGCTGCCAAAGGGGGTATTGGGTGGCCTTGATATTCGTGGCCAATTGGGTGTTTTATTCTGAGGGCATTTGTGGCTGCGTGTGTTGTTAGCCATATTGATACGTTTTCTTTTTTACAAAAATTACGCATTTCTGTTGTTGCTTGATAATCGTAGTCGTGCTTATTTATACCTCTTAATATATCACGATCTATTGCAAGTGAATTATAAGGATCAATTAAAAAGCCATCATACTTCCAAACTTTATTAATGCTTTCACCTAAACTAATTAATTGTTTATATGTATATAATTCTTGTGCTTCAACAAATTTAAAATACTTATAAATAAATTTTGCGTGATCGTTAAATTTTTCTTCTGTAATTAAATTTATGGGTTTGGCTTCCAAAAACTCAATTAGCTTTTTTATCATTGTATGCGGATCGTTCTCGCTTGAAAAGACTAGCCATTTGAATTTATGTGCAACAGTATATAACAACATTAAATATAAAGTTATAGTTGTTTTTCCTGCGTTGGCGTGGCCTAATATTAAATTGAAGTTTGCTTTTTTAAATCTAAAATATTCGTCTATCTGCGGTATATCTAATTTAAAGCCTTCTTGTGTTTCGCCTTTTCGGACTTTTATTAATTTGTCAATTTGATCATCATAATTAATCAGCATCGTCCATCATTTCATCTGCGAATTCAGTAGCATTGTTCCATACAGTTTTATTATAATTATATACATAGTCAGTAAATAAATCGTACCACTGTAATCTATTTTGAACGTATTTTAATTTTTGTTTTATTGATGGCCTATTTTTTTTGGTAGTCCCATTTTGGTTTATTTTGCTCATTTATGTTATGTTTATTAATTATGTTACCTTTAGTATCTAATATTGTGAAACCTTGATTAGCTAAAAATTTTATAGCATCGGTTTGTTTCCGTAACCTTTCTTGCATTCGATACGTTTCAAAGATCTCGTTGCTTATTGGCATATCACTAATTTATTAAATTATTTTAAAACGGCAAATCATCACGATCAGGGCTATGTTCTGAAGCTGTTACTTCTTTTGGCTTATAATCGTTCAATTTAAAATATTGCTTACCAGCTTTGCTCTCACACAAAGAAAGATTTATAAAACCTTTTATTGCTTTTGGTTTTAGCTTATTTAATTCCTCAATCAGTAACTCAATATTAACTGATACATCACTTTTTACCCATTCTACTTTTGCAGGCTTTGGGTACAAGCCACTTATAAATTTTATTTTATTATCCATTGTGTACGTATTTTTCTATTTCTCTTGCTAATGTAATTAATTTATTTCTATTTTCTTTTTTTTCCCAGTCGAATAACTGCCCTTGGTAAAGATCCGTTGCACGATTCATACTACTTTGTCTGATAATATATTTTTGTACATCATCTTTTGTAGTTGTATATGAAACCTCTGTTTGATTTTCTTTAGGGTTTTTTGTTAATATTCTTGCTTTGTTGTTATTTTTGTCTAAATCATATTCAAGTTCAGATCCTTTTTTATAGTTCAACTCATCAGTTCTAAAAACAAATGGTGCGTGGCCATTGTCAAATGTAAATACATATTTAGTCCATTTATCACCATTATTATCCCAGCTTTCTTTAGCTTCTATGCTTTTTAATATTGCTTTGTAAATCATAAATTATTTTTTTTAATTGTTTATTTTCTTCTTCTAATTCTTGTAATTTATTTCTAAGGGCTTTTATTTCAGCTTGTCTTAGTCTTGAAAGATCTGCACTACCTGTCATAGTTTACTATTTTAAAGTCCTTTGATCCTTTTGGTGCTGATTTTTTTATAGCCTTTATTGCAGCTTCTGGTGTTGATGCTATTACTTTTTGTACTCTAAAATCATAGCTTTCTATTGGATGCATATTTAAAAACCAATATTCAACTTCGTATGTTAGTGGTTGTTTCATCTTGTTAAAATTAAATAAGCTAATATCAATAAAATACCTAAGTAAGATATTGCTACTGCTTTCATTTTTTGTTTATATTTACGTTTATTCATAAAAGTTCGGTGTTAAAAATCTAACACACCATTTATCAACGCCTTCCAACTGATCAAACCATTCTTGGCTACATTCATTTAGTTGCATTGGGTTATTGAGATCTGGTTCACCATTTTTGAAGGTAGGATATACCGTACCTGTAATATCAATATGGCAACCGACTGATTTTAATTCTATTAATTTTGGCATTTTATTTATGTTATTTATTTATTTATATAGCTAAAATAATAAAAATATTTTAATTACACAAAAAAAAGGGCAGATCAACTGCCCCCTTTCCTAAATAAACATAAATAAACCCCCTATGAAGATTTGAGGGATGCGTTTAAATTTTTATAATGCTCAATCATTTCAAGCAATTCAAAGTTAGCAATTTTTTTTGTTTCACGTGCTAACATAAAAAGTTTTTTTGCTTTTTTTTCACCTAAATTTATGCCAAACTTATATTGTTCGCCACTTTTAAAAACATTGCACCCAACACACTGTACTTGGCAGTTATCCTCATTCCATCGTGTAGCGTAGTGTTTGCGACTTTGAAAGTGTCCACATTGTAACCTCTTCCAATGATCTCGTTTACCACAAGTAAAACATTGTGCAATATCATTTTTAGCATATCTTCTTCTTATATATTCTGAAAAAACAGCATCTAATTTTTTTATTAGTTGTTTTCTTTTGGCCATTCAAAATTTTTTATTATATTTATATATAAGTACTACTATATAACTTACTTATATATATATAATACTTATAAGATATATTATCTGCCTTGTGAATTATATCTTTTAAAATAATTTTTGCTAGATTTTAATTTACTGCTTTTTGTTTTTGAGTGAATACCTTTGCGCTTTCTTGATTTACTTTTATATATGTTTACAATAAATTTACGTGGCATTACTTATGTCTATTGTTACCCATAACTTTTTCAACACCACGACTTCCAAAATAAGCACCTACAATTAAACTTAACAAACCAGTAATACTTTCAAGTGGATAATCTAAATACCATCCAACAACATAAGCAACACTAAAAAAAATAAGTGTTAAGGGCCTTACGTTTGCTTGTAACCAACCAGCAGAAGCATCAGCCACCCATCTTTTAGTAACTTCTTGCATTTCTATTTGATCCTGTTTTATTAGCTCTAAGGCTATATCTTTGTCTTGTTGTGGCATTGTATTGTCTTTGTCAATTAAATTCTTTACAACGCCTAAAACACCAGTGTCTGGCAGTACATCACCCACAACATTGAATAAATTACTGCCCTTGTCTAATAAAAATTTGCCAACTTTTGTTTCTGAAAATTTTTTTTTGCTCATATTTAAAAATATAAGTATTTAGTTCTGCCGTTCTCCTTTACTGCCTTTAATATTTTACCTCTGTTTTCACCTGGCCGATAGCTAACGTGAATCCAATTTGGGTTTTCTTCATCTCCGAATTCCCAGATAGCAACATCAAACTCAAGGTTTTCACATATATAGTAAAACATTTCAGCGTTTGTTTTGTACCCATAAATATCATCAAGATCAATAGCTAAACCTTTGCAGTGCATTGAAGTACTGCTACCACCAACGGCTTGGTTTGTAGCTTTATTTCTAAAAAAGCTGTTAATTTTTATTGGCCCACCAACCCATTCTCTTAATGGCTCAAAAACTTTTTCAGCTATAATCTGCATATTTTGGATTTGTTTTTTTGTTGGTTTATTGTTTATGCCTTTACGCTTTGCAGTTGCACTATATACTGCTTCGTTATATGAGATATGTTCACTTATTTTTTCCATTTTTTCTACCCTTTCTTTTTTTTCCTTTTACCGCATCATCAATATCACCTATTTGATTTCCAACTTCTTTCATTGCTTTGCCAACATCTTGAAGTTCTTTTTTTACATTTCTTGCTCTACGCTTAATTTCTTTGCCTGTTGCTTTTGCTCTTTCATCAACTGTTGTCATTGACCACATAAAAACCCACAAGTCATAAAAATATTTTTTTGTTAATTTCCACATAATTATATTTTAAAATTAATACCTACTTTAATTTGTTTTATATTTCGATCCCAGTATCTTTGTAGTGTAAGTTCACTAAAAACACCGAATTTTCCAAATTTAAAACCAAAAACACCACCAGCCGAGTAGTCAATCCATTCACCATCTACATAATTACCATACGAATATCTTTTATCACCACTCATTAATTTATGTTTGCTCATTGCATTTCCGTACAAATGTACCCAAAAATTTCTTTTATAGTGATAAAAATCTATACCAACAACTGGAGCAAGATCTGCAAAACCACCAATCATTGAAAGCTGTTCACGATTATATCTATTAACAACATTTTGGAAGACGCCTGTACGATAATCTGCATCACTGGCTGCGATTAGCTGCCCATCTTGATTAAACCACTGATAATCATATCCCATACTTTCACCAGTAAACACATCAACCATTTCATATAAACTATCAGTATGCCCAGCGTAATCATATGCTAAAACCCACCAAGGATTTTGCTCTAAATATTTTTGTATGGGGTTATGTCCGTATGCTTTTTCGTATGTACGATATATTGCACCAGCACTAAAGCTGAATTTTTTGCCAATAGGCAAACGTAATCTTATTTCTGCACTTTTGTAATCAATATCAACAAGCTCATTTTTTTGGTATTCACCCTTGATTAACCAATAGTTTGCAAGGTAACGCAAAAATATCTCTTGATTATTAAACTCACGCCCTTGTTGTCTGCCCCTTGAATATTCAACCAACCATTCTAAACCTTTGTAGGCACCGATGCTTGATTTTACACTAGCGTTTTTTTCATCTCCGTCATAAAACTTATCACGATCTTCATACTGAAAGTGTGCTAATTTGCGCCAACCGTAAGTGATTATCATATCTGACGGATAACGCTTTGTAGTTTCTATTAGTTCATTATCTTGTGTTACTATAAATGTTTGTGGTGCTTGTATTGAATTGGTTTGTGAATATGCACCATAAAATGTAGAATACTTAAATACTTTTTTAAATATGTTATTCTTTCTTACTTTTTTTAGCTTGTCTTGTGTTATAACTTGTGTATAAGTCAAGCTCGTAATAAGTATCATAAAAAGTGTAATTAGTCTTTTCATATAAAATCTTATTAGTTATTTTTCTTTTTTTTGGTTTTCTAATTAAATATATAACAACGCCACCAAGTGTAGTTGCAAATAAATCAGGATCACTATAACCACCATACGTAATTTCATCATATATTTCTTTGCCGATTCCTGCTGCAAATGCACTTAATATTTGGCTTTCTGGTGTTTTAAATATTTTTTCACCAACATAGGCACTAAGGGCTCCAGCAATAAAATGTAATTGTTTGTCCTTTTCGATTTGTGCAAATGCAAACGTGCTTAAAAGCGTTGCTCCAATAATAAGTCGATATGTTCGTTTACTAATTGCTTCCAATTTTCAGGTAACTTCAAAGTTATGTTCCCCTCTATTCTTAATTGTTCTTCACCATTATTATATAATATAACAGTAGGTAAATACTGGATTTTGTTTTTGTCAAATATTTTTTTGGATTTTGACATAAATAGGGTTTCTACATTGTAATCTTTGTAGTCATCTAAAGATATTTCCTGTGCGAAACTTGCAGTATACTGAACTATTGAAATTGATTCAGTTTGTGCCAAACTCGCAGCCGATACAAAAAGGGCAATTGTTACACATATTTTTTTAATTTTTACGTATTTCATATAATCTCTCATCTATTTTTTCTAGAGATTCTTTTATTTCATTAACATCTTCTTTTACAGTCATAACATCAGATTCTATTTTTTCTATGCTTGATCTTATTAATTTGTCTTTGTAATCCCATTCAATTGGATTTACAGTGTTGTTGTTTATTGCTTGTATATCTTTGGTGTTTGATGCTACGCTACTTTGTAAAGTAAAGTATGTTGTTGCAATAGCAACCACCCCACCAATAATAATACCAATAGTTTTTAAATCTAATGTTACGTTTGTATCTTCACTAATCTTGTTTTTCATCTTTTGTTATACTTCCATCTTCTAAATTAATTGTTATTTTGCCATATTTTTCTTCAAGTTTATCCATATGGTTTTTTTGATCTGCTTCCAATTGAAAAGTATCTTTATATAGTTGTTTTATTTCAGCATCTAAAACTTGTATCTTTCTATTTTTAAAACCTATCTTTTGATCGTTGTATGCAATACTTGATAAAATTTCTTTGATGTAGTTTAATTCTTCTTGACTAATTTTTTTCATAATTATTATTTTTAAATTTTAATTTAAAGATAAAGGTTCTTTAGTATATTGTCTACCATTTTCTTTAAATTTATGTACAGTCCAAAATAAACCATCAGTACGCCAATTTCCTAAATATCGAGGACTACCAGCACATCTTCTATCATTCGGCCTTGCAAACTCCCATACTCTATTTGTGCCACCCTTTATTTCATCATATGATTTAACATAATATATATCAATACAACCTAATTTTTCAACAGCTTCCATAAGTGGTATTAAATCATCATCTATTTCACCAGTAACACATATATCTATATCGTGTGTTTGCCACCCCTCTAAAACACCACCAACCAAATATAGTTTATAGTGCTTCCAGTCAAGAGCTAAAACTTCTTCAATAATTGCTTTATATAAATCATCATCCGTTCCGTTTATATGGGGTACTAAAGTAAGCCCACCATTTACTCTACGGATTTCACCATCTGTTTTCCAATTTAATTTACTTGTATCTATTTGTTCAAAATATCCCATAACTTAAATATTATAACCTGTAAAACTAAACACCACACTTACTGACACGTGTTCCCAATCTTTAGATGTTGCACTTTTTTGATATGCGATCATTAATTCATCACCTGCTGAAAATGTATTGCTGCTTGTTGGCGACCAGGTAATTGCATCACTTGATGCTGTTAATTCACCACTACTTGTTTGTTGTGAGCCGTTTACGTATAAAAATAACTCTGTTGTAAAACCAGTATCTAAAGTACCTTTTACGTGCTTCCATTGTACCTTTGTTAATTCACCTGCATATGGTGCAATAATTATGTGTTCTTCATCTGCACCTGAAACAGTTGTTTCTACATTTGCATCAAAAGGTATTACAAAGATTGATGTGCTACCAGCCGAATCATCAAAACTACTTCTAAACACAAAAGGTATTTTTCTACCCTCAACATTTCCACTTAATGTCATACCACCAGTAACTGCTACACCACTACTTGTTGTTTCAAACTTTTTATTACCATCGTAATAAAGTTCTACAGCACCATCACTAAGAACACTTACACCAGCTTCTCCGTTTTTTGGTTGGATAAATATATCGTCTAATGCTCTAATAAATACGTCATCACCTGTGCCACTTGTGCGTATTATTAAATCGCCTGTGCCAACTTGGTCAACATAAGAATTACTACCATCGTGATATATTTCTAAATCATTACCTGTTCCATACTTTGCTTTTGTATTGTCTGCGTGTTTAAGAGAATTATCAGAAACATCTACTTCAAAATAACCACCTGTTGTGTTTACTAGTAAATCTTTACTAAATACAACATTTGTAGCACCACCAT